CTATAGATTTGCGAGCCATTTTTTCCCGGATTTTGTGTTAAGCCACACCAAAAATCCACCACCTACAACAGCACTTATTGTATATACTAAACTTAACATGTCCATAATCCACTTTATTTTAAAATTGTATTTCCTATTCTAATAAAAATGATGGTAGAGATTCCACCTATAATAACCCTGTATATGTCAAGAGTTATATCTACATCAGGCTTCATGGAAACTATTCCACCTACAACAAGTCCGGCAAATGAAAGTTTTGCTAAATCAAAAAACAACCCGGCAAGTTTTTCCCGTCTTACCTTGTCCTTTTCCTTGACTTCTTTCTTTACTTCCTGTTGTTCACTCCAACTTCCCATTCAAATTAAGATTTATTGCAAATATACGAAAATCAAACAATAAACAATAACATAAACCATTTATTTAACACACTTCACCCTTCGGCAAATTGGCCAGCACCTCATCTATGAAAATTGATCGGTAGTGTGGGCATTCCAGCACTCCCTTTTGCTTCGCTTCCCGGTACACTTTGGAAAAGAGCTTTGCTTTCTCCTGGATTGTTGCTGGAATCTCTTCAATGGGCGTAGACAGAAATCGACATCCCCACCCTTTGCATGAAGGTGAAAGCCTACAGTGTTTTTGATTTTTCCACTGACACGAACAGTCATATATGCTTTGAACCATATATAATAAAACTCCAATATTCACATTGCAGCACTAACAATACATTTGCTAATGCTGCAATTATCTTTAATTAATCTTCTAGAACTTTTATCCTATTCCTTATGTTCGTACATATCGATCGCCTTAAAGAATTCATCCTCATAGTTATAAATATCATCAAGGCTTTCAATAACATGTTTCACATCTTTCTTGTTTTCGTCAATAAACTGAACTACTATACCTAGCCAAGCATAATCTAACATTTTCCAGAATAGTCATATTATAAATCCCCCTTTAATGCACTATCTTTGATTTCTGCTTTAATATTACAATCTTTCAATATCTTTTCAACCTTTTTCCGATCTTCATCAGTTGTTCCAGGTCCCATTGTTATTTCTAAATGCTCTAAAACTTCCTGCTTTAATGGAATATAAAGGGCTGTTCTACTCAGCTCCATTCCATTTCTATAAGCAGTACCAAGAGCCAACGGAAAGCTCAAAGGATGATTGCTCATTAAAGCCGGTTCAAACGGTTGTGCATGAATAATGAAACGGCTTTCATTCTGTAATCCCCATTCCCTTTTCTTATAAATGCCAATATTATCATGTTTAAACGCAACTCCTTGATCAAAGCATTTGATAGCTTCTTTATAATATAGCTCAATATTTTGTTCATATTTCACATCAACAAGACCGACTTTATTAATATAAGAACTGACTACAAAATTTTCAAAACAATATTCCCTATTATTATAAAATGATCTATTAACAGTTCCCACATCGTAAGTTTCAAACATATCCTCATCCAAACTTATCCTTACACCTTTATTCCCTTTCCCGTATCGATTCCATAAATCAATATTTTCCATTTCCGACTTAGTCCAACAACTCACAAAAGTATATTTACCTAATTTTATATTCGTATCATAAACCGTTGAGTCATATTTATATTCTGCTTTATCATCCACTTGATCCAAACGATTAAACTTTATACTTTTGTTCTTAAGAATCATTTCTAATGTTTCAATAGAAGTATAATGATGTATTTTCATCTTAAATTTAATTATAAGTTTATCCTATTTTATTTGATCTTTGTAGATTGCATTCTTGGCATAAAAGCTAAAGCTCCCCACACTAGTATCACCGACTTCATTATTACATTGTCTAACGTTTTTTCGTATTAAACAATCATCATCCCATTATAATTCTAATAGTTTTTTTCTATTAGTCCAATTAACGACTACAGACTCCGCTTCATCCGATATCAAGTCAAGATATTGTTTCAATTTTTCAATTTTATATCCTGAAGCTTGATCATTCACAACCGTCACACGCCTATGTATCTGCTTTTTTAGCATTGTCCTATTTATTAACTGGAAATTCATATTAGAACGTCCAATACTACCACGAAAATAAAATTCAGTAGTACCAGTTACATAATTAAACAATGTAAATCTATCACTTCTTTTAACAACAGCATTAAATTTTATATCCTTATACCTCTCATCAATAAACCCATTAAACGACAATTCCTTCTTATCAAACCCAGCTGTAAGAAAGTTACTCACCTGCGTACGGAATCTCTTTTGCAAATCCTTATCCTTATCATCTTGAAATTTTATAAAAGAAGAACTTACCACGGTTGAAATAAAATTAGACACCTCAAGAACCAAATTTGGTACTAATTCTTTTTTCATTGTAGTTTTATAATAATAAATTTTATTGTTTGATTCCGTCTCACGTATAGAATATTGTTCCTTATAATAAGTGAACAGTCTTAAATAAGACTCATCATCACTATCGAAAAAATTATTATAGTAATTTTCACTAATCCAACCACCATCAGTAATAATGTAATAGCCCTCTCTTTCTGTTAGAAAAACAGAAACAAAGCAATCATTTGTGGTAAAGAAAGGCGTTATTATTTCTATGGTCTTTCCATATTTTTTCACTTTCCACAAAGAACTAAATGACGCTATTATAATCTTTATTATATCTTCCATGATTATTCAATATCAAATTGTACATTTTCTAAAGGATCAATATTTTCTTCCATTTTAAAAGGAAGAACACCTGGGGTCGAAATTAAATCAAAATTTTCAAATTTTATATTGGCCTCCTGCATAAAATGCAAAACACACATAGAAATATCTTCCAAAACTTTTGATTGTTTTTCATCCAACAGCACCTTTGTCTTGTAAGCTATCTCCTTTCCATCAGCTACGAACCGATGAAAATGAGGAGTTGGAACTTGTTGTTCCTCTATAGGAATAGGCAAATTGGAATTCCTATGAGAAGGTCCCGTAGAATCATATCTAAAAAAAGGTCTTTCACAAAAAGGAACACAGCGTAAAATGAATTTAAAATCTTTTTCTTCAGTTTCTTTTTGTTGTATGGTAAAAATTATATCATTTGGTAAGACATCGCTATAAGTAGGAGTATTTTTTTCTTTATAATCCGGTCTGCTATTTTTCTTTTCGTCAAGAACGATTTTGTTATTTAACAAAATTTTCTCTTCATCTATTAAGGAGCAATAGCTTTTATAATTATCTCTAACTTTAATATTGACTTTCATCTTTAGCTTATATAAACATTGTGTTTAAAATGGTTCTTATTTAGGAATAACTCTTATAAAATGATATGTAACAGTTCCATATTTTGTTAGAAGATAGTCATTTACATACATTCTTGCTTCAGAATTTAGTTTTTCTTGAGAGTTTGAATTAGACACAAATTCTAGATTCTGTATTTCTCCATTATATTCAAATATAGCTATATATTCTTTCATCATTATCCTATTTTATTTGATTTTTGCAAATTACATTTTTGACATAATAATTGAAGATTCTCCACTGTAGTCGCACCACCTTTGGAAAAGGGAATAATATGGTCAAGCTGCAGGTTTTCAGTAGAACCGCAATAAACACATTTTCCTCCATTCCTTCTCCAAACTACATCAACGACTTCTTTAGGTATAGGAGGTCGCTTATTTGCTTCCGGAAAGATTTCTCCCTCATCCATTAACTCTTGCAGTGCAGCCTTTTCTAAGTCTTGCTTTCGTTTCTTTGCAAGAAGCTTCTCTTTTATTTTATTTATTGCTCTCCTGTTTTCCAACTCATCAATCCATTTTTTATACTCCATAATACTAGATTCAGACGTATCAATATACAATAAATCAGATTCAGTATCAGAAAATAGCACTCCATGCATCTCCCATTCTTTAGCCATATAAGTCAAGACGCCTGAATATTCAGACTTTAGTGAAAAAGATTTTTGACCAATCGGCTTTAAAATAATGAAGTCTCCTGAGCTAATCAAGCATGTCTTATATCCTTCATATAAGATAGCGCGTATAGGAACATCTACATATATACATGTGCATTCTTCATCCGGAACAAAATGAAGATATTTCTTTCCGTTCAGATTTTTCCAGTTGAGCATATTTTTCTTATTTTGCCGACATACACATAAGTACTCGATATACGCCGTACACCTCTGACAAAGGAACGTCAAAGTCCGAAAATTTCGGGTCCGGGTTAACCGAATGGCATTTCACATAACCTTCCTTACCTTTGCACTCATGAAGTTCCTTTACTATAACCCCATTTGCAGTGTCCAAAACGTATGTTTTACCCCAGTCTATAAAGATATTGGGGTTTATCTTCTTTATCAAAATACGGGAACCTGAGGGGTATTCAGGTGCCATACTATCTCCATATACTGTAATGGCAAAGTCTACATCTTCAATGGGTGAAATTATAGCCTCACAATTTTGAAGCATTGCGCCTGGAGCCGCAAAACCCGTAAGCGTTCCTCCCATAGCTGACATGGGAAGAAGATATGTGGTGTAGCCTCCCATATCCCCTTTGTTTCGACTATCATTTATCGTACTTTCCAAAAAAGAAGATACAACAAATTTAGCCACGGACTCAGAACCGTATGCTTCTTCCAGCCTTTTTTTCTGTATCGGTTCTAAGTCTCTCATAGTTTTTTCCATTCCAGAGATATTTGACTGCTGACATTTTAGAATCTCTGCCAATTGCTTTTGAGTAAGATTAAAAGCCTGTCTAAATCCTTTCAAATCGTACATATCACTAATATATTAAGCCTATAATGATAATTAAAGTTAATATCAGTGATATTTATAGGCTAATATCATTGATATATCAGTGATGTTAGTATCTTTGCAACATCAAACAATAAACAACAGCACAAAGGAACGAAAAATAGTTCGGAAGTGCAAAAATATTGACTAACTAAAAAGAGGTAAGACAATGAAAAGATTCGATTTACGACAGATTATGAGAGATGCCCACAGAACTTACAAGTATGTAGGCAAGAAACAAGGCAAGACCTTCGGTGAAGTTCTGAAATCAACATGGAAACTGGCAAAACTGAATGTTACAATGCAGGAAGAGCTGGCAAGACAACAGGAAGAAAGAAATAACAAGGTGTTCACTCCGGTCAAAGCAGAAAAAGTCACTTTCAAAGCCGAATGGTCAGACTGCTACAACTCCAACAGCCGTGGATATTTAGGCTCCCAGTACTGCGGAGATTAATAAGGACATTAATCAGGATTATCCTGTCCGGTCTCGATACCGGAAACAATCCGTAAAAGGTATGGCAGGAACTACATGGAGTGATTGCCCTTAGCAATCCGTTCCAGAAAGCGATACTGGCGCTTACCCTCAATCCCAGCATAGAGGACGCGAGAACTAACGGTCGAAGCAAGCAGCCTGTAACAAGGTCGATGCAAGCAGCCGGGCGAAGTAAGGGCGATCATGCCCCGAACGGTTATGCAGTGAAGAACAGTAGCTGACAACTCCGGTGGGAAGACCAGAGAGAGGTTATCGGGGCACAAACTAATAATATCTACTTATGACAATGAAAGCAATAATTGAAAAAATAGTAAAAATACGTCCTACACCCTATGGATTTATAGGAAAAGATGATACCGGGATAATCAACAAAACCGTTGTCATAAAGTTGTTCACTATCCCGATATACAAGAAAGAAATTTTAGTTCAGAAGAATATTTGACAGCTCCTGAAAGCTAAATTCCGTATGGATTTTAGCTCCATTTTGAAATAAAATCAATGTACCTTCATCGGTAGGCTTTACAAGCTGAACTGCACTTGTATTGATGATGCACTTTTCACCATCCACGGTGATTTCAACAAACTTGTTCATAATACTTAATTTTTTGTTTGACACCACAAAGTTAAGTAAATCCCCCAATAAAAGCGTGATGCCGCCAATCGGATTGGTTTGGGGGAACAAAACTAATACACAATCAAATGAAAGCAATATCAATATTATGCGCAGTATCATACGCGATACTCCTTATTACCATGTGCGATATGGGCGTATGGTTCTGGATAGCATCCACCGCCTTCGCGGTAACATCATTAGTGATAAGCAACGAACTTGACAATATTGAAAATCAAAAAAAATAAAGCTATGACAACAGTAGAAGAATTACAAAGCATGACACACGAAGACCTTGTAAGACGTGTGCAAGAACTGGAACAAGACCTTAAAGAAGTCAAGGAACAGAGCGACATGTGGTTCGATTCGTTCACCCGCCTACAGGCACGACACGAAAGCAGCATTAATGCTCTAGACAACATCGTTAAACTCGCTAAATTAAAGTAATATGGTAAAAGTAACAGAAAATTGGGCGGCCACATTGAGAGCGATGAAGGTAGGTGATATCGTTGTGTTCCCTGTGCGTGCGATATCTTCCGTCAACACAACCATTTCCAGACTAAGATTGGAGATGTGTGTAGAAAATGCCGATTGGAAACGAACAGGAGAGGTTGACCGCAAGCGCGGAGAGTTCAAAATCCAGCGTGTGTCATGATTACGCTATCAAAGCGCGAGCATCTTGTCGCCGAACAATATTGCAAGGGTTTGGCCGACAAGGAAGTAGCCGACAGTCTGCAACGCTCGGAATGGACCATCAAAGCACAGAAGCGGGATATATACAAAAAGCTGGGTATTTCCAAAGATACCGAGCTTGTATTATACATGTTCTGTGAGCGCATGAAGATCAACTTCGATATAAAAGAGATACGTAAACACGGGCTTGAGCTATTCTTCTCCATCCTGTTCCTTGTCATTGCCGCATTGGATTTTCATCCCGACATGAGACAATGCAGCAGAGCAAAGACAAGAACCACCCAAGTATCAAGAACAAGACGAACAAAAACAGATTCAGATTATGAACTATACAGTTAACAACCAACTACGGACATCCATCTTATTTGATGGAACGGCAGAAGCACGGCTAGCAGACATCCTAGCCATCATGGACACTCATACATTCGGTAAAAGAGAAGCGGCCAAAATAGTTGGAGGCATAGGAAGGCTTATCAGACTGATCGAAGAAAACAAAATACGTTCCGACAAGCCTACATGCGCACAAAACGGGAAATGGTTCTGCAATGCCAGTGATGTCCTGCGTTATGCACAGGTCAAAATGCCAAGGAAGCCTAGAAAATTAAAAAAGAAAGTGGCATAAGCCACACGGGTAATTAGCTTAATGGAAAAGCGGTATTCACTTTTTTCTTTACGTTCAGACGGTTTGTGATTGTTTTCAGGAGGAATACAGATACAGGTTCGAATCCTGTATTACCCACACCCAAAGAGAGGGAGCCGTACACCCTTTAAACGTAGCCATGTTAGAGACTTCAAGGCAGTGAAGCAGAGAGCAATTTGTTAGATAATAATTTAACCCAAAGCCGCTGGAAAGGACAGCGTGAGGTGAGAGCCCTCTTTATATGTTATATTCTATATCCTTATTTATCCCGGTGTGTCCTGGCCGACTATCCGGGAACTATTTTTTTTAACTCATTTATTAACCACTAAAAATTATTGATTATGGGACTTATCAAAAAACCTAACGAACTGACAGTTAAGAATGCCCTGTCGGCATTAATCTACGGACAACCTGGTATGGGAAAGACCACACTGGCGTTAAGCTCTCCCCAGCCACTACTCCTGGACTTTGACGGTGGCGTTCACCGTGTGAATGCAGCCCACCGTGTAGACACCGTACAAATTTCCAAATGGGAAGAGGTGGATGAAGTTCTTACGAGCGGAGAAATTGCCGAATACAAGACCATCGTTATTGATACGGCAGGAAAAATGTTATCCTTCATGGATAAATATATAATGAAAAACAATCCCAAAATGAAGAAAGCGGATGGCACACTGTCCCTGCAAGGATATGGAGTACGAAAGAATATGTTCATCAACTTCGTAAACCAAGTCACACTAATGGGTAAATCAGTAATATTCGTAGCCCATGAACGCGAGGAAAAGAACGGAGAGGACAAACAGATACGCCCGGAAATCGGAGGTTCTTCTGCCGGTGACCTGATTAAAGAGCTTGATCTTGTAGGCTATATGGAAGCCATAGGTAAGGACAGAACCATCTCTTTTGATCCGTGCGAGAAATTCTACGGTAAGAATACCTGCAATCTTCCGGCACGCATAAAGATACCAGTTATCATTAATGCAGAAGGTACAATCACCGGACCGAACGACTTTATGACAAAGATTGTAAACACTTATCAGACCTATCAGGAAAAACAGGCAGAACTGTCCTCCGAATATGAAGGTCTTATGGAAGTTATCAAGGAACAGATAGCCATGGTAGCGGATGCGGACACGGCCAACGAAGTGAAACAATCACTGGAGAGCCTGCAGCATATCTTCGACAGCAAATTACAAGCAGGTATGCTACTGAATAAAAGATGCAAGGAATTAGGGTTGAAATTCGACAAAGTAAAAAAAATATATTGTAGATACTAA